GACGAACAGCACTTGAGGCTAAAGTATTAGGTTGTGAGATATTACCTTACGACGATAGATTTCCAGATCCTGAAATTTGGCAAGTATTAGATAATAGTGATGCAGCTAAAATCTTACAGGAAAAATTAGATGAGATAGATAAGAAAAACGAAACTATATTTAATAATGAGGATGAAGAATAGTGGTTCTTACCACTATTTTTTATGGGATTATACAGAGCGTACATTGAGGTGCAAGTCCTCATAATTCGTATTAGAGAGACACTCTTAAAACAGGTTATTGAGACACAATTAAAACAGGTAATAGTGAGACACACTTAAAACAGGAAAGGATTAAAGAAAATGGCAGAAGAAACTAATGCAAATGTAAACGTTAATGAAAATCAAGGTACAGCTCCTGCAATTGATTATGACAAGATTGCAAACATTTTAGATGGTCGAATGAAAGCGACTGAAGACTCAGTATTAAAAGGATATTTTAAGGAGCAGGGTCTTACAGGAGATGAAATGGCACAAGCTATTAATATGTTTAAGGCTGATAAGGCTTCTAAGATGCCTAATGTAGATGAATTAAATGCTCAGATTGCAGCAGCTAACAAACGAGCTCTTAATGCAGAATTAGAATTGAGAGCAACAGGACTTGCAGCAGAACTAGGAGTTTCTACTGCCAAGGTTCCATATTTATTAAAGATGGCTGATACAGAAAAAGCCACAAAAGATGGAAAAATAGACAAGGTAAAGCTAAAGGAAAGCTTCGAGGCTGTATTAAAGGATATACCAGAATTAAAAACACAGACTGAAAATACTGTTAATAATTTTGGTTCTTTTAAGATTGGTGCAACCAGTGAAAATACAGGAAATAATAATACAGATACATTGAATGCACAATTAGCACAAGCCTTTGGAGTAAAAATGAAATAACAATAAGGAGATAAAAATAAGATGGCAAATGTAATTAATTATGCACAACAATTTTTACCATTTCTTATTCAGATGTATGAATCTGACATGAGAAGTTATGGTTTAACACTTTCTAATCCACAAGTACAGTGGGTTAATGCTAGAACAATCAATGTTCCTAACATGGTTCTCTCTGGTTATAAGGACCACAGCAGACAGGGTTTATTTAATTCTGGTTCAGTAAAAAATACTTTTACACCATATACATTAAATCATGATAGAGACATTGAGTTCAGATTTGATGCTATGGATGTTGATGAAACTAATTTAGTTGTTTCAGTTGCTAATATTCAGAGCACATTTGAAAAAGAACAAGCTATCCCTGAAAAAGACAGTTATAGATTCTCTAAAATCGTAGCTGACTTCGTTGAATTAGGTGGCACAGTAGATACAACTACAATTACAGTAGCTAATGCTTTAAGTTGGTTCGATACTCAGATGGAAGCTATGGATGATGCTGGCGTACCTGAAGAAGGAAGAATTTTATATCTCACACCAGCTCTCTATAAAGTGTTCAAAGAAGCAGAGGGCCTCACAAGAGTATTACATGTTGATGGAGCTAATGATAAAGCATTATCAAGAAAAATCTATGACCTTGATGATGTAACACTCGTTAAAGTTCCTAAAGCTAGATTCAAAACTGCATATGACTTCAGTGATGGTTGTGTTCCAGCTGATGATGCAGACCAAATTAATGCAATCTTAATTCATCCAGATTCAGTAGTTGCTAGAGACAGATATGAATACATCAAGATGTTTGCTCCAGGTTCAGATGCTTATACTGGCGATGACTGGGTATATCAAAACAGAAACTATGGCGATTTATTCGTATTAAAAGCAAGATTAGCAGGTATTGCAATCAATGCTGATGGTACTGGTGGTATTAGTGCTTAATATATGAATGTATGAGGAGGTTCAATATAGAGCCTCCTCTTCATAGAGGGAGGTATCATATGAGAGCTAAGAAAAGCAACAAATCTTACAAAATAGAACCTAGAGAAGTGAATTCTTTTAAGTCTCAAGGTTATGACATTTATGATGATGATGGTAATTTAGTATTTTATGGTGATGGTAAAACAGTACCTGCAAATAAATATTTAGAATTATTAAAAGAGAATGCACAATTAAAAGAACAAATCGCTTTAATGGGTGAAAAACTAAAAACTAAGAAAAGTAAAAAAGAGGTGGAGTAGATGTATACAGGATATATAACACCAGCTGAATATGCAGATATGGGATATAATGACATTCCTGCTGAAGATCTTCAGAATTACCTCATTAAAGCATCAAGACATATCGATAGTTTAACATATAATCGAATTGTCCATGTTGGCTTTGAGAATCTTACAGAGTTTCAACAAGATATAATTAAAACAGTGATCTGCGAACATGCAGGTTTTTTATTTGATAATAGAGATGCACTTAATACAGTTTTGAATGAGTATGCGATAAATGGTGTAAAGATGAAGTTTGGACATAGTATAAATTATGCATATGAAAATGGTGTTCCTGTAGAACAAGAAGTCTATGGTCTACTCAAACAAACTGGATTATGTTGTAGATTGGTGGTGGCATAATATGAGATTTCCAACATTAGTACCTAATTGGGTCTGTAGTACATTGATTAAATTGGAAATTGAAAGTGAAGCCATCAATGAAGAGGGTGGTCCTGCTGAAACTATCACAGTGGAAGCCATGGGCAACTGGCAAGATGGTGGTGAAACTACTTATACTACAGACCAGAAAATAACAGATATTAAAGGAAAAGCATATTTTAATGGTGATATAGTACCACAAATTACTAATATTACTGGTGGTTATGGTTATATCTTTGGTGAAAAAAGAGAAATCTATAGGGGTTATAAAAGACGTAATCCTGATGGTACAGTAAATCATACTGAGGTACAGTTCAAATGATTAAAATGCACTGGAAACAGATAGCAAAAATAAATAAAGCTATTGATATGGGTTTATATACTTTTGCTGCTGAAGATTTAAGTACCATAATAAAGAAAAAAGAAGTAATACCAAAGAAAACTGGTGCTTTAGAAGCTAGTCAAACAGTAATACCAGAAGGTAATCATTCAATAAGATTATTATATACTGAACCTTATGCAAAAAAATTGTATGAGAATGAAGAGGGTCTTACTATTCACAAAGCAGGTGAACCAGATGATCGTTATGCTAAGAATCGTAATAAATTTGCACGAGATCATTGGCTTGAAGAGATTATTTTTGATCCTAAAAATGCCAGTAAACTTGCAACTTGTATAAGAGTTTACTTAAATGGTGTATTTCCAGAAAAAGAAAAGGCTGATAAACAGGTACAGGTTGAAGCACCTAAACCAGTAGAAAAGCCAGTAGAAAAACCAGCAGCAAAACCAAGTTGGCAAGAACAAATGGCAAAAGCTCGTGCAGAAGCATTTGAAGATGGTATACCAGGATTAGTAAGAGCTAAACCTTCAGGTGGTCCTGCAAGACCTTCTGGTGGTCCTATGGTACGTCCAGCTGGACCTAGGCCTAAACCTAAAAATTAAAATATGCTAAATATGGGAGAAGACTAGTATGTTAGTAGAGTTCAAAGATTTTATAAAGACCTTCGAAGTAGGTGAACATTTCTCAATAGGTATTATAGATGGTGCATTAGATAAATCCATTGGGATCTATGGACATACACCTAGCTATAGAATAGAAGCTATTGGGAAAGAATCCAAGTATAGTATGACTTTTATGAGAATATTAGTACATTGGAATAAAAATCTCAGAGAAACAGAAACTGCTGCTAGGTCTTTATTTGAAAGTTTAAGATATCAAAGTGATTTTGATATGGGAGATATACACGTCAACTACATTGATTTGCTCTCAGAGGAGCCTATCTTTGTGGGTACAGATGAAAATGGTGTATATGAATACGTTATATCATTAAGAATTTTTTATAGGAGATAGATAATATGGCAAGAATAAGTTCAGGAGTATTTCCATGCTATGAAAACCAGTTTAAGATTAATACTTCTTCAACAAGTACACCAGCATGGGCAACTATTGCTGATTGTGAAACTTTTGAAGCTAGTTATGATAATGGAATTGAAGAATGGCACCCATTCGAACATGAAGGTTGGGTTCGTAGATTAATGACTGCTAAGAGTGTTTCTGTAACAGTTAGTGGTAAGAGAAACATTGGAGACCCAGGTAATGACTTCGTAGCAGGTTTAGCATTTGCTAATGGTCAAGATGCTCAGGTCAGCTTCCAGTGGACTTTCCCAGATGGAACAATTGTAACATTCAATGATGCAGTTATTTCAATTACAAATAACAGTGCTGGTGATTCTACAAATGTAGGTCCATTAGAATTCGAACTTCAGAGCAATGGAAAACCTGTAGTAACACAGGCTAGTAACTAATAATTAATGTTGATGGGAGGAGGTTATTAAAAAGCCTCCTCCTAAATAAAATAAAAAATAAGAGAGGTATAATATGATTTATTCATTAACAGACAAATTAAATTTTGATGAAAATCCTAAGATTAAAATTAAAGATAAGACTTTAGAAGTAAAGGCTGATGCTGAAACAGTATTAAGTTTAATGGACGTAATACAGAACAGTGATAATGAAATGCAAGCAACTTTAGAAGCTGCTAATTTATTATTCAGTGAAAAAGATGGAAAAATTATAAAATCCTTAAAATTAGGATTTAAGGATTATGTAACTTTAATTACAACAGCAATTAATCTTGCTATTGGAGAAGACCCTGATGCAGAGGAAAACTCACAGGGGGAAGAGTAGAGCCATACTACGACTTGAATGATGATTGGGATTTAATAGTATCATCATTTCAAACTCAATATGGAATAAGATTAAGTAAAGACTTGAAAGGTATGAGTTGGAGAGAGTTCTCATACTTAGTATCAGGATTAAATCATGATACACCTTTAGGTACTATAGTATCTATTAGGTCTGAAAAAGATCCTGAAGTATTAAAAGATTTTACAGCTGATCAGAAAAGAATACGTAATGAGTATTTAAGAAAAGCAGCTAAGAATAAATCTGAAAAAGAAGTTGCTTCTGCAATAGAGAACTTTAAGAATATGTTCATTGGACTTGCAGGAGGAATAAATGAAGAAACTTAAATGTGAAAAATGTGGAAAAACTCTCTTATTGATCGAGTATGGCAAAATAGAAATAAAGTGTCCTAGATGTGGACATGTCACTAAAGTAGAAATTAAAAACTATTATAAAATAGAAGAATGAGTAAGGTCGCCACGACGAGATAGGCTAGACAACCACTTCTAAATCTGCAAAGAAAGGAGATGGTTATATGGCTGGAGTCATTGGCGACCTTAATTTTAGAATAGGTGCTGATACCTCTAAATTCAAAAAAGCTTTAGATCTTACAAAACAGACATTAAAACAAGTTGATAATTTAGGTAAAAGAACCAGTGTAAACGTAGGCAAAAACATGAGTGACGTTGCTAAAGCAACTGGTAAAACTGTTAATCAAGTACGATCTGAAATGATGAAACTTGCCCATACATATGACAAAATGACAGGTATGGGTATGTCTGATGCTATATCAAAAGCAAAGGGATCTTTAGGTATTGATTATAAAAAAGTTGATTTTGATGATGACACTCTTAAAAAATTAAAGAGTGGTGGTATAGAAGGTCTTTCTGGTAAATTCTCTGCATTATCTACAGTTCTTGGAGAATCAGGATATTCAGGACTTGCTGGTAAATTAAGTGGTGTAAGTTCAGCATTAAGTAAAGTTGGTGCAGTAGCAAGTAAAGCTGGTCCTTATATTGCTGCAATTACTGAAGCATTAAAAGTATTAGGTAAAATTGCAAAACCAATTATAAAAGCCTACTTAAAAGTTTTTACAACTATAGCTAAAACTACTGGATCAATTGCATTACAAATTGGTGAATCATTAGTAAATGGTTTAATAAGTCCTCTAAAAAAAGGACTTGATAGATTAGTAAATCCTTTTGGTAAATCCTTTGGTAATAAATTTGGAATGCTTATAGGTGGAGGTATAGCTGCTGGAATATCTTATAAAATAAAAAACTTTATTAAAGATACTATAAGTGGTGGTGGAGAATTTGAGCAGATGACTCAAGGTATCCAGATATTATTTGCTGATACAAGAACGTCCACTGAAAATAATCTTGAGGCTATAAGTGCTGCATCAGATAAAATGCGTAAAAATGCATTGATGGCATATAAAAATGTTGGTATGAATGCCACTGAATACATGAATATGGCTTCAGGATTTGCTACTAGAATTACTTCAGAATTAGAGGGTGACACTAATAAAACTGCTGATGTAATAAATATTGCTATGCAGGATATGGCTGATAACTGGCACCTTTTAGGTGGTGATTTTGAGTTAATTAAAAATGCCTATGAAAGTTTATTACGTGGAAACTACAGAACATTCGATAACTTAAAATTAGGTTATGGTCAGACTAAAACTGAAGTTGAGAGATTATTAAAAGATGCAGAAAAACTATCAGGAGTACATTATGACATCGATAATCTTTCAGATATCATGTTAGCAATCCATGAAATTCAAAAAGCAACTGGTATGACAGGTACAACTGCCAGAGAAGCATTAACTACTTGGGCTGGTGCTACTAACATGCTTAAAAATGCATGGATTAACTTTAAGGATACAGTTGGTCAAGGTTTAATTTGGTTATTAAGACCTGTTCTTCAAGTAATTGCTAAAATATCTGATGCATTGGTTGCAGCTGGTCTAAAATTTATGGCTTGGGCACAGAAGATTACTGGCATCAAGGACATGGTTGTTGGTAAAAAGAATGATAAAGATTATTCAAGTGCTGCAACAGGAATTGGTGGAATTAATGATGCCATTGATGGTACAGGTGGTTCAGCTGGTAAAGCTAAAAAAGCTATTAAAGACCTTAAGAGAGAGTTAATGGGCTTTGACCAGATTAATAAACTTTCTGGTGAAAAGGGTACTGACACTGATTCAGGTACAACAGGTAGTTCAGGCACTGGTGGTGGTGTTGATCTTGATGATTTAGTAGATCAATCCTGGATGAATAGAATGGTTGAATCTGCAGGAGAAGATGTAGAAACAATCTATGAAAAATACTTAAAAGAAGCATGGGAAAAGGCAGATTTTACAGGATTAGGTGAGATTGTTGCTAGAAAGATTGCTGATGTTTTAGATAAAATTAATTGGACTCGTATAAAAGAAGTATGTGGAAAAATAGGTAAGAGTTTTGCCACATTCTTAAATGGTGTTTTTGCTACTGATGAACTTTGGCATGAATTAGGTGAAACTGTTGGTAATGCTATTAATTCTATCGTCGAAATTGCTTATCAATTTGTATCTAATTTTAAGTGGGCAGACTTTGGAAAAGCTCTTGCAACAGGAATAAATGATGCAGTTATTAAAATAGATGCAGTTAAAATAGGAAAGCTTATTTCAGAAAGAATTCAAGGTGGTTTAGATTTTGCAGCAGCTTTAATTGGAAATATAGATTTTAAGACAATTGGAGATAAAATAGCTGCTCTATTATCTAATATTGATTTCACTAAGATAAAAGAAAAAGCAGGAAAATTAGGTGAAACTATAGCTACTGCATTAAATGATGTACTTGCAAATAATAGATTATGGAATGAAGCAGGTGAAAGCTTTGGTGAATCAATTACTTCTATAATTAATTTTGGTTATAAGGCTGTTAAAAAATTTGATTGGAAACAGCTTGGACTTGATATAGCTGCATTTATAAATAATACATTCAGAGAAATGGATGGTGAAAAATTAGGTAAAACTATTTTTGAAACCATAAATGGAGTATTTGATACTCTATTAACTCTAATGGACAGTATAGAATGGGATGTAGTCTATGGAAAAATAGAAGACGTAGTAACAGCAATTGATTGGGGTACATTATTTGAAAAAGCATTTACATTAACTGATGAAACCATAGATAAACTCTGGGATATTGGTAAACTAATATTTAAGGAGATATGGAATGGTCTATGGGATGGTTGGGAACAAAGCTGGAGAAAGAAAAGCATTGACCCTAAAATTAATGGTAGTCTTAAAGTAAAAGTAGAACCTGATGAACAATCTGAAAAATTAACATGGGACGATATTAAAGAATGGTGGAAGGGTTGTGGTACTAACTTAGATAAAGACCCTAAAACTGTTAAATTAAAAGAAAATAATGTATCCTTAAATGAAACTTGGATTAAGATTAAAACATGGTGGAAGAATACAGGCACTAATTTAGATAAAGATCCTAAACAAGTTAAAATAAAAGAAAATAAGACATCTCTAAGTCAAACTTGGGAAAACATTAAATCATGGTGGAAGAGTAAAGACTTAAGTGAAAAAAAACCTAAAGTCAAAGTTGATCTACCTACTTGGAGTGGAGTAAAAGACAAATGGAATAATTTAATGTCTAGGTTTAAGGAGAAAAAGGTAAAAATTGGGTTAGATTTAGCTGCAAAATGGAGTGGTGCAAAAGAATGGATTAATAGAAATGTTGCAGATAGAGTAAATGCTATTATACCTAAATCCTTAAAGAAACTTGGATTAAGATTTCCATATCTTGCTGAAGGTGGTTTCGTAAAGGCAAATACACCACAGTTAGCTATGATTGGTGATAACAGACATGAAGGAGAAATTGTTGCACCAGAATCTAAATTAGCTGCAATGGCTGCACAAGCTGCACAAGCTGCTGCAGGTTCAGGTAATGACGAAATAGTTGCTTTATTAAGACAATTAATAGGATTAGTTGCTAGTATGAACTTAAATGTAGAATTAGATGGTGAAGCAATAAAGAATAATACAGTGAGAAGAATAAATAATCATACACGTAGTACAGGACAATTAGAAATATTGATATAGGAGGTAGTTTATGGCAATAATGAGAATATATGCAGGAAGTAGTGCTAGTTCATTAACTGAACTACCTTCTCCTGTAGACTTAAAGAAAAGTGATGAATTGATATGGAGTGAAAATACAGGAAGAGCACAATCAGGCACAAATAAGGCTAAAATGATTGGTGATGTAGTGGCAACTAAAAATAAATATGAAATTAAATGGGGAATATTAACAGCAACAGAATTAAACTCCATTAGAACCCACTTACCTAAAGGGTTCTTTTATTTTGCAGCTGCGACCTCTGCATCTTCAGCTCAAAGTAGTGCCAGTTCATATTATAGAAGTGAAATAAGTTATGACATTATACAGGCAGGACCTAATGTTTATTATAAAGATGTTAGTGTCAGTGTAATAGAGCAATAGGAGGTATTTATGATTACAACTAATATATCTGGAGGTTCTCTATCTGCAAATTATGGCACTACAGTAAAAACTGAAGACAGAGATTTTTTAGTAAAAATATTAAAAAATAATGTTCAGGTAGATTGTGGAATAAAGAGATTAGAAATCACAAAGGGTTCTGTGGGTGATACAACACAATTTGGTATTGGTGGTGTAATAAGTAGTTCTATGACTGCTGAAGTACTTGATCTCAATACTAACTTAAAAAATGAAGAAGTAGAAATACAAGTTGGATTATTAACAGATGAATCTAATGATACTTGGGAATGGATTAGATTGGGCTATTTTACTATAACAGAAGTGAAAAAAACTATATATGGTTCAACACTTACAGGTTTTGGTAATTTAGTTTCCCATAGTACAGGTAATTTTACAGCACCATCAGTAAAAACCCTTTACAAAATAGGCCTTAGTTTATGGAATAAAATAGGCGCAGAAGTAATATTTGATAATAGTATTGATACGTCTTTAAGAATAGAAGAATCAATGTATGGTTTAACAACTTATCAGGCAATTCAACTTGTAGCACAATTAATAGGTGGTTATGCAATAGAACTACCTAATGGAAAAGTAAAATTCTGTACATTTGATGATACAGTAACAGCCTATGCAGATAGTGGAATGATGACTACTCTTCCAGATGTAGAAGAACAAGATTTTACCATAACAGGTATTCAATGTATTGTTTCAGAGGCAACTGATGATATACCAGCAATTGGTTATACTCAAGGAACTCCTATAAATATGAGTTTTAATAATACATATATGACTCAGGGTCTATTTAATCAATTGGCAAATAATTTAATTGGTTATACTTATAGACCTGGAACTATTAATTTATCTTTAGGAGACCCAAGATTAGAAGGTAATGATGTTTTACAAGTAACTAATGCTGATGGTTCTATTTATAAAATACCTCTTCATCAAGTAAGACATATCTATGATGGTGGTTTTAGAACTGAAATTGTAGCTGCAACAGCAACTAATTTAGAAAATAGTATAGGTACAATAAGTCCTCTTCAACAACAAAAAAAAGAAACTGATCAGAATTTTGTAGCAGTGGAAAAAACAATAGAAGAATTAGCAGCTGGAGTACAATACTTCTGGTATGACGATAGTGGTGCTCATGTTAGTACAATAAATAAGGCACAATATCAAGCTAGTCCTGGTGCTTCAATATGTTTAGAAGTATTGATTACCAGTACACAAATTATATTTAGAAGAGGTTCAAGAAATGGTGGAACTGGTACATGGTCTTGGACTGTTTATGGAATATATGCTAATACAGGAATTACACTTGGTGATTATGCATCAATGACTTCTAGTGGAATTATATTAGGTGATATCAATGATACAGATTATCAATTACAGTTGAATCCAACACAGGGATTATCATTAAATGGTGCACCTATTATAATTTCAGAATATGGTACATCAGCAGTTTCAGAATCAAGTACAACAACCAAATATTGTGCTGGAATGTTGAGTAGTGATTCAACAACTGTAAGATTTACAGTACCTTTAGAATGTATAGTACCAGAAGGAACAAGTGTAGAAATTACAACTTTAAGGGCAAATATTAAGGCTGCAGGCTATACTTATTGTTTAGATTATACATATAGAGGACTTGGTTATTATTTTACAGGTGTATCTAGTTATACAGTAACAGGTCAAGTGGTGGGAACATCAATGACTGTAAATATAATTAAAGATAGGGCATTTAGACAGGATCGTACAACAACAGCAGCAGTGGCAAACTCAGCTTTAGTGGTTGAATTACTTGAATTTGCATGGGAAAAGCCTGCATTAAGTAGAAATGCAAAAAAGAATAATGAAGAGGAAATAAAAGAAATAGAACCTTCTAATGAAGAAACTAAATAAATTATATTTAATAATAAAGAAGCAAAGGAGATATAGCTTATGAGAAGAGGTACAACTCCAACATTAACATGTAAGATAGAAGGTGCTGATCTCACTGATTGTCATTCATATGTAACTATACGACAAGGAGGTTATGAATTAGATATTGAGAATCCTGAAGTAGTATCAACTGAAACTGGTTGTACAGTGACTATAACACTTACTCAAGAACAGACTTTGAAAATGAAAGCTGGTATTGTAGAAGTACAATTTAGATGGGTTGCTGCTGATGGAACTGCCCTTGCTACTGATATACAGACTGTAGAAGTTCATAAGATATTAAAGCAAGGGGTGATCGATTATGCTTAATAATGAGATCACTTTCAATATTCAAGAAAATATATCAGTAGGATTCGTAGTCGATGAAGAGGGTTATAACGCAAGATTCTCAATTGAAGATGTCCAGTATGTACCAGGACCACAAGGTCCTTATTTTTTACCTAATGTAAGTGAAGAAGGTATCATAAGCTGGACTAACAATGGTGGACTTCCTAATCCTGAACCTCGACTTATTATGGGCCCTAAAGGTGATAAAGGTGATGATGGCCAAGTCTATATACATATAGTAGAAAATCCTCAAATGGGGGATACAGTAACAATATCAACTACCAAATAAGGAGATTAAAAAATGGCAAATAATAAGATTATTTTTAATGGACAAACATTAATAGATTTAACTGGTGATTCAGTAACAGCTGCTGACGTATTAAAAGATGTAACTTTCCATTTACCATCAGGTGAAGTAGGTACAGGTACATGTGAATATGATTCTGATACTTCTGCTGATACTGCAACTGTTGGTGAAATATTATCAGGTAAAACAGCTCACGCTAGAGGCGTGGAATTAACAGGTACAATGCCTAATAGAGGTGCTGTAACTTTAGAAATTGATGATGTAGATGATGAGATTGCAATACCACAAGGTTATCATGATGGCTCTGGTAAAGCTAAATTAGATTCAACAGAAAAGGCTAAAATAATTGCTGAAAACATCAAAGCTGGTGTTGAAATCTTAGGTGTAACTGGTGATTATACTGGAGAAGCAATCAGTGCTCAATCTAAAACAGTGACTCCTACTGCTGCTAAATTAACAGTACTTCCTGATTCTGGTTATGATTATTTAAGTCAGGTTGTAGTAAGTGCAATCCCATACGTAACAACTCCAAATGCTGCTGGAGGTAATACAATCACCATCGCATAGGAGGTGATTTGATGGCTAATAATAAAATTGTATACAATAATCAAGTTTTAATAGATTTAACTGGTGATAATGTAATTGAAAGCGATGTAGCACAGGGTAAAATTTTCCATAAGGCTGATGGTACACAGGCAATAGGTACAGCATCAGTAGGTGGTGGTGATACATTATATGATGCATATACTGATGATAATTTTGAATATTCTAATAGTGAAATGACAGCAGTACCTGCATATATGTGCTATAACAGCAAAGTAAAAAGACTTGATATACCAAATATTACGAGTGTAGGAAATTACGCATTTTATGGATGCACTGGCCTTACAACAATTTCATTTGCAAACCTTTTAACATTGGGTAATTATGCATTTTATGGATGCACTGGAGTAACAACATTATCACTTCCTAATTGCACAACCATTGGTCAACATGCGTTGTATAATTGCAAAAATATTACAACAATATATTTACCTGCAGTCACTGAAGTGCAACAGAGAGGCCTCGCTGGAACTATTACAGGAGCACAGGCAAGAACTGCATCTTTACCTGAATGTACAACACTTGGAAATGACGCCATGCAAGGTACAGCCCTAACTTCAGTTTCATTACCTAAAATTCAAAGTATAGGACCTAATCAATGGGAGAATTGTTCATATTTAGAATCATTAACTTTACCAACCTCATTTAATGGGGTAGTGCCAACTGGTATGTGCACAAAATGTTCTGCATTGGAAGAAGTTATTTTTGAAGGTAATGTGGTGAGCATAGCATCTAGTGCATTTAATAAATGCACAGCATGTTTAGTATATGACTTTTCACATTGTACAGGTATACCAGATTTAGCAGATGTAAATGCATTTAATGATATTAATGCAAATGCAGTAATTAAAGTACCTGCTGCTTTAGAAGAAGATTGGAAATGGGCACAAAGATGGTATCAATTACAATCACATATAGTAGGAGTATAAATCTAAAATAAAGGAGATAATTAACAAATGACAACAGAAATAATGGTAACTATTGTTGCCAGTGTCCTCGCTTCCTCTGGGCTCTGGCAATTTATTATGTATAAATCTCAATATAAGAGTACACAAACACAGGCTATTTTAGCTCTCTTACATAATGAAATCTATGCAATCTCAGAGAAAGCAATCGCAGAAGGACATATAAGTACTGATGAATTTGATAATCTCACTTGTCTTTATGAACCATATAGAGCTCTAAAAGGTAATGGTACTGGTGAAGCTTTATACAATAAATGTAAAAATCTTATAGAAAAGGAGAATAAGTAATGAATTTTGATTTTACAATTATTAATGAAATGTTAATTCCTGTAGTAGTCATCTTCTCTCTAATCCTTGGCTACATTCTTAAAAAATGGATCCCTACAGACAATAAGTTCATACCTACTATTTTAGTCTGTGTAGGTGCCATTTTAGGTGGAATTATTAGTGGATGGAATTTAGAAAGTATTACAAGTGGTATGTTATCTGCTCTCGCTTCCACTGGTCTACATCAACTCTTCTATCAATATATGAAAATTGATGAAAGAGCTATCATCTATGAAGTAGATCATATGGGACCAGGAGAAGAAGATACAGTTAAAGAAGATGATGAAAAGGAGGAGTCTAATGAGTAATTCAAGTTTAGCAACTTCTCATTATTGGACTAAAAATCATAGTTCAAGAAATGGGGCTAAAATACAACATATTATAATTCATCATATGGCTGGTAATCTTACTGCTAGACAATGTTATAACGTCTGGAAAACTCGTGAAGCTTCAGCACATTATGCCATTGATACTAGAGGTAATATAGGTCAACTAGTAGATGAAAAATATCGTGCTTGGTCTGTTGCCAATGCTTATTGGGATGCTAGATCAGTAACTATAGAATGTGCTAATATAACAGGTAGTCCATCTTGGAAAGTAAGTGATGCAACTATAAATGCATGTATTAAATTAGTCGCTGATATCTGTAAAAGAAATGGTATTAAAAAATGTACCTATACAGGAAACAGTCAAGGAGTTCTTATGATGCACTCTTGGTTCATGTCAACTGCATGTCCAGGTCCATATTTAAGAACTAAATTTAATTATATATGTAAAGAAGTTAATAAAATCTTAAATGGTTCATCTTCAAGTTCTAGTAGTTCTTCTAGTTCAAAAACTTATAAGGTGAAAGTAACAGTAAAAGACCTCTATATACGTAAAGGTCCTGGTACCAGTTATAAGACTAATGGCTTCATTAAACCTGGTGTCTATACTATAGTACAAACATCTGGTAATTGGGGTAAACTTAAATCAGGTCAAGGATGGATTTGTTTAGATTATGCTAAAAAAGTATAATATATTTTTTTCAACATTTTTTCAACTTTTTCAACTAATTCTCAATATTGGGCTTGAATTAATGACCTAAAAATGCTTAAATATCAAGGTAATTACTTGAGGTCTATTAGCTCAGTTGGGAGAGCGACAGGGTGACAACCTGTAGTACATATTATACTTAATTAATAAAAAAGCCTTGGAATTTCAATATTTCCAGGGCTTCTTCTTTTTTTAATATTTTCAATTTTTTCAACTATTTTTCAACAAAATAGAGATTTTCTAACGTTTTTACATTTTTTTCATCATAATTAGATACTTTATGTGCATATATATCACTGGTGATACTTACTCTTGAATGTCCTAATCTATTACTTATAGATACAGGATCAACTCCCTCAAAATATAACATAGATGCCATAGTATGCCTAAATGCATGACTGCTTATATGTGGTAATTTATACTTTTTACTAAATCTCGTCAAATAGGTACTTATACTATCTGGATGTATTGGTTTTATATCATTAGAAACTATATATTTTGCTTCTGGTACCTCATTTCTCAATTCTTTTAATAATTCTATTAATATATCAGGTATTGCTATTGTACGATCACTTTTAGCTGTTTTAGGTGTATCTTCATATACTCCATCTTCTGGCGTATATAATACATTATTACATATATGTATCGTCTTATTGTTAAAATCTACATCTTCCCATCTTAATCCTGCTATTTCACCTCTTCTGCAGCCTGTATATACGAATAGATATATTAACACTCGATGTCTTAAATTCTCTTCATCTGCATATTTTAGTATATTTATAATATCTTCTCTTTGAAAGTAATTTACTTCCTTTTTTACTAATTTAGGTGGTTCTGCCTTATTTGCTATATTATATTCTATTAAATCTTCCTTCACTGCATAATTTAATACCATACTTATTAATCTATGTATTTCATTGATACTCTTTGCTGATAATTTCAGTGATGTATAAAACCCATTAAGATCACTTACTCTTAAATCTTTTATTCTTATATACCCTATTTCTTTTTCTATGATCTTTGCATCATGTTTCCATCTACTTATAGTTCTTTTCTTTAATTGTCCTCTCTGTTTCTTCAATTCTATTATATATTCTATATATTCTATTAAAGTTATTCTATTTTCTATGATAGTACCTTTCTTACATTCTTCCTCGAAGAGGATCGCGTATCTTTCCACTTCCTTTTTAGCTCTTTTTTCACTCCATTCTGATTCTACTTTGAATGTTGTACTCCATGGTTTTAACTGTTTCCCATTGATATCTCTTCCTCGATATACCTTTATATAATAACTCTTTAATCTACCCTTATTATCTCGATATTCTCTTATACTGGCCATATTTACAAATTTCTCCCTCTGTCTTAAAATTAATATAAACTTATAATTATATTTAATTATAATATGAATTGCAAGTAATTTATTAAAAAAGTAAGCAAGTTTAGAAAAAAATACAATTACTTCCTGTATAACAAAAAGAAAGAGGTACCTAATATGCTTGCTGAATTATTAATGATTTTATTTTTACTTGTAATGAATGTATTTGTAATAATCGCCATTTTATCGTTCATCAGTACCAGTCTTTATTATTGGTTATATGAACGAGATATCATCGAATATGAAGATGAAGATTTAGACAGGAAGTGAATAGATAGAAGAGAGGATTTGAAAATGATAATACAGAAAATAATGTTAATTAGTTTATTAGTTATAAATATTATGTTACTTATTAGTTTAGTAGCATATATGACACTAAAATTTTATATGTGGAAACATAAAAATGACCCTCCTACTAAAAATGAGTGGAAGATCTTAGAATAATTGTTAAATTATATTTAATTATAATACATAGTTAGCCTTCTATGTATCATTATACCTCATTCTATGGTGTGGGTTGGGCCCCACTGACCCACATCATTTAATGTATTAAATCATCAATCTTTTGAGGGTTAAATTATATTTAATTATAAGAAACAAAGAGTATATTTGTTTCATATTACTTTATCCTTTTAAGCACACTCAGTCAGCCAGATGAAATATTCTGGCTGCAAACTGAGGTGTTTATTTTAATTGGTTAAATTATATTTAATTATAAGAACTGAATATATGCTTCGTTCTCCTCTTATATATTCTAGTTCTATTAGTGTAATTTTTTTATACATTCTTTTTCCTTTTTAATGGTGGGAAAGATTGTAGTAGGTTTTTCCCACCTTTACATATAGGAGTATAGCTCAGTTAGGTAGAGCAATGGTCTCCAAAACCATGTTGTCGAGGGTTCAAATCCTTCTGCTCCTGCCACCCTAGGATTTTATGTATAAAAAAAAATAGGGCCCCCCTTTTATATATGGGGAAAATTTTTAGGATAGTTAATATGATTAATCAGTGTAAGGAGCTAATGACTAATCATATTTAATTATAATAATACGTTAATGCAAAGATATAGTAGGTCTTATATTTATTTTACATTGATGTATGTAACTTCTTTTTTATTCTATTTACTTTAATTTTTAACAATTTGCTTGAGTCTGGAGTAGGTAGTTCCCTAAATGCCTACTCTATTCTCTTCTATAGGTTGTATACCCAGGACACTAACATTAAAAAAAATTGGTGCAAATTCTAAGGAAATGGCCCTACCTTTCCTATATAAAACGATATTTATTAATAATAAGAGAAAAGAGGATCCAGCCAGAGGTTGAAGCCCCAAAGAAGGACGCACAGAATAAACTAAATAAATTAAATAAAATAAATTAAAGATAAGGAGACTAAAGAAGATGAAGAACTTAAGACTTACACAGAAAACATTAAATAATATTAAAAACAGCGATTTATATTTATTATATAAATACACTAAAAACCACGCTGATGAAGAAGATAGCTTAAACTGGATCGCACTTATAGCGATAGAAGAGCGCACAGCTTACGACGATGAAGAAGTAAACAGCTGGATTTTTACACAATACGATCGCGTATATGATAGAGATGAGTACGACGATGATGAAGATCGCGCAGTAGAACACTGGCTTCTAGATGAGCTTGAGAGTGGTAGAACAGCAGAGGCTAAAAGACTTATAGAAGAAGTAAAAGAAAATAAAAAAAATATAAATTATGAAGATGAAGACGTTATAGATGAGGAGACTTATAAAAAAATAAGATATATAGAAAACTTAGAAGAAGCAATATTAGCAATAAATAAAAATAATACAGACTGGTTTTATAGAATAAAAGAAAATATGAAAACTAAAACACTTGATGAATATATAGAAGTTTTAGAACTTATTATATCTTAAATAAAACAACTGAAGGGAACTAATAAAAATAATATAAATAAATTAAACTAATTAAATTAAAGAATATTAAAGGAGACTAAAACAATGAAAAAAAACTTTAGAGAAATGAACAGATCAGAACTTATAAAAGAACACGATCAACTTATGAAAAGAAGGGCAAATATATTAAATATGAACTGGAGAACAGATAAAGAAAACGCAAGATACTGGGCGATTGTAAACGATCTAGATATAATACGCTATATACTCAGAACAAAAGAAAAAGAGGCAAAAGATTTATTAAATAAGTTTACTGATGCAGTAAATGCTTTAGATGTTGAAGATCGTGGCAGTGTATACATGCACAAACTAGATCACGCTGAAGATTTAAGGATCGAACTTTTAGAGTGTATAGATGAAGACACACCAGAATATATAGACTTATGTAAAAAGTTGGATCTTGCTGAAAATAAACTACAGGATTTATTATAGACTGAATACATTGGGAGGGAACTTATAGAATAAATTAAATAATACTAATTAAATTAAAGAAAAGGAAAAAGGTGAACGATATGAAAAAAAAATATATACAGAGTAAAAAAGGCAGAATTAAGAGAAGAAGCGATCGACTGGCAGCAGTCTTTTAATGATTATAGTTACAATTATGGAGAACTTGCTGAATGGTGTGAATACTTTGAAAATAAAGGCAGAAAATGGGGATTACTTAAAGAGTTTAGAGAGAATGGAATACTATAAAGGGGGTAAATAATGGGAATAATTAACGCAATAATTGGGCTAATTATATATATACCAGCGCTCATACTTTGGGCAATTATAGATATTATTAGGGGCAAATAATGAACCTAATGGAGGGAACTTATAAAAGAAAATAATACAAATATACAGAATAAAAAAGGAGATTAAAAAAATGAAAAATATTAAAGATTTATTAAATAAATTTAATGATGCAGTAAATGCGTTAGATGTTGAAGATCGTGGCAGTGTATACATGCACAAACTCGATCACGCTGAAGATTTAAGAGTAGAACTTTTAGAGTGTATAGATGTATATGCACCTTTATGGGAACAATATGCAGACTTATGCAGAAGCTTGGACAGCGCTGAAGATAGACTACAGGACTTATTAAAATAAGCTGAATAAATGGAGGGAACTTATAAAATGCGCGTTAAATACGTAAATATGAATATATTAAATTATACTAATATATTTATATTTATGGATTTAATAAATTAAATTAAACCCATTAAATTAAACTATAACTAATTAAATTAAAAGAATAAAGGAGATAAGAACAATGAGAAATAAAGAAGAAATTATTAAAGAAATGAAGGATAACAATATTAGAACTACATTAGAAATTATACAAGAAATACAAGAACTTCATAAAAAAGAAGACGCATTTAATAAAATTGTAAATAATATACTTGATAATGAAAAATGTGTCACTGAAACAGATATTAAAAAATGGGTAGCAGAAGAATTAGAAAATATAAATTGGGATAATACAGTAGCAGTTATTAAACAAATAAATGAATTATGTAGTAAATAAAAATGAAGGGAACTTATAATTATATTTATATATAAAGGTTGAAGGCGCAGAATGTAGGGAAGTATTAAATATTAAAATATATTTAATTATAAAGGTTGAATGCCCATAAATTAAAAAACTGGTAAAAATGAAGTAAAAAAATGCGTTATATGTATAAAAAAAGGAAGAAAAAAGAAGGAAAAACATTCAAAAAGTAGGGAACTTATAAAACTAATAAAATAATTAAAATAATTAAAAATAATATAAAAAAACAAATTACGCCACAAAATAAAAAAATTAATATTTTTTATTTAGCGTATTTTTTATAGCAAAAAATTAAATTAAAGCAAATTATTAAATTAAAAAAGGAGTGAGCAAAATGTTAAGAATTAAAAAAGAAAACACAAACAAAAGAAATATGACAATCAAAAAAATTAGTCAAGGCAAAACTATAAAAATGACTGACAATAAAATTATAGCTAAAACAAAAGTTATTGAATTAATGTACGTATTATAAAGCAAAAGCAGAAGGGAAGTATTAAAAGCAAATTACTTAAAGCAAAAGTTATAGAGCAAATTAAAAAAGGAGTGAGCAGATATGAAAAATA